ATGACGACTCGTACCAGAGTCTTACCGAGTATTGCGAAACGCAAATACTCAGGTAATAACATCTGGTACCAAAAGCCTCCTGGTTATCCTGCTGGACAAGTAATTGTTCAACAGCCTAACTCGGAGACCGCGCCATACCTAGGGGGGACACAAACTACTGTGTCCGAGGGGCACCCTATCAGCCAACTTCGTAAGGCTGGTAGTGGTGACATCGGCGGCCCATTTGTCTCAACCAAGACGTACTGTGATCCTACTGGATCGCAGTTTAACGTCAAGGATGAACAACTTGGCAGCGTGTCTCCTTCGATCGAGTCCCACTTCTTTTTTGAAGATGGGATCTTGATTCCAAGGATGCAGCTTCAAGTTGCTGACAAATATGGTCGTATATTTCCGAATTTCCCACCCTCGGCGGCGTCATCGAATGATGACCTCGACGAGCTGGGAGCTACGGCAATATCACGATGCAACCCCGTTCATCCACCCGCATCTGCCGCTACTGCGCTTGGAGAGATCTTTCGTGAGGGCTTGCCCCACATGATCGGCTCACAAACGTGGAAAGCCCGAAATCAAATTGCAAGTAATGCCGGTAAGGATTACTTGAATGTTGCTTTCGGGTGGCGACCTTTGATTAGCGATGTTTCTGATTTCGCTAAAACCATTGCCAAGTTCGATGAGATAGCATCTCAATACGAACGTGACTCTGGAAAGGTCGTAAGGCGTAGATACGAGTTCCCAACAGAAAAACGTTCCAATACATGGGAGGAGAACACTAATCCGAAATCGCCTGCAATAGCGGTTCCGGCAATGTTCTTCGACCAGTTTGGAACGCCGTCGTCAGTTTTTGTCTCCGAGGAGACGGAGATCCGACGTTGGTTCTCAGGAGCGTTTACCTATCATCTGCCTTCCGGATATGACAGCCGGAATAAGCTAGATAGGCTGGCGCTCTTAGCCGATAGACTCGGCCTGAGACCAACCCCAGATACTCTCTGGGAACTGACGCCGTGGAGCTGGGCCGCTGACTGGTTTTCAAATGCCGGCGATGTCATAA